TACTTATAAGGAGGTCCATAAAACCATGCTACAATTGATTTTCTGATCCCAGATGTGACAGGTCTAACCCTATGCCACTGATCCGATTGAAAAAAGATTGCTGAACCTTTCTTCAACTTAAACGTTTCGTATCTACAATCAGTCTCTGGTTTATATAGCTCCAAATCAAACTCCCCTCCTTCATACTCAATAGGATCATTCATGAAAAGAGTCATACTTATCTTTCTTACTATACCTTGTTCAGATCCAGTATCATTTACCCAATACGTAGGTTTAGGATGCTGATCTACATGCCAATCATACTTACCACCTTCGGGATATATGCCATATTGTATCGGTTCAACTCCCTGTATATCTAAGTTCCATAAGTTCTGTTGATTCATTACTATTGCTATGTCCATGAAAATCTCACAGAATCTATGTTCTCTAACCCATGCTTGTTTAGATATTCTACTATGATGACTATGTGCTATATCTGAATTATGTGTAAGACTATCTTTCCAAACTAAATCTTCACTATCAAGTGTGCGTTGAATCTTAGTCATCGCACTGTCATTTAATTCAATGACTCTATAAGAACATCCGTACTTCATAAACCATTCTGGAACTTAGTCCAGTCGATAGCATTTTTAATTTGAAAATTTCTATTGTTGATTTGTCTCAATACACCATCTAAGTAATTAAGACATTGATCTACATATTCTATTTTATATTGCAACTTTCTTACATCATCATCACCCTCTATAAACATATTGATCTCTTCTTTAGTAGTAAGTTTGAGATCAAATGGCATCTCTTTATATACAGATGAAGGTGCCTTACCTTTGTAATATAACCATTTCTCTTTAATAAGTCTTTTCATTTCAATCTCACGCTCTTTCTTCATCAGACCGAACGTCGTATATAATTCCATATATCTCATATGGAGTTGTGGTATCTTTGTGGATTCTTCGCAGTAAAGATCGTTATCAATTACTGAATCCTTTTTCCACATCTCCTGTATCTGTTCCAGATTCATTATCAATCCAAGGGTCGGGTATTATACTCCTTGATCCTTCGTTTGTTTGAAGAACTCTTGGAGACTGCTTTGGCAGTTCACTGCTTTCTCTTTTTTGGGTCTGATGCCTTTCATCTTTTCGTAGTCGTTGTGCATCGCTTGGAGCAACCATGCCTGTGCTAGTTGCTTCGGACCTTCTTTCAACAATTGGATTTGAAATTTCGAGAGACCAGCCTTCATCTCCAAATACTCCTGTCTCCACGATGTTTGGTCTTCTAATTGGTTCATTTCTGTCCCACTCTTTTACTAATTGTTCAGCTTGTGCGTCAACTGATCGCATTGTGTTTTCTATTTTAGCATAGATCCACTTTTTTTTCAACCACTCTAGCAAACCAAGTGCTAGATGCCTAACGTAAGGGTTCTTGAATTTCTTCTTAACCCATCGTTCTGCCTTGTCATACCAAGGATCTACACCTTCACCGAAGGTTTTTTCAAAGGAGAATAGCACCTATTATAAACCCCTTAGCGAAAGCAAGACAATTGATTTGGTAGTCTGACAACTTATATTTATCTTGAAATTTCTTGATGAGTTTCTTATCCCACTCTACAAATGAGATAAAAGATTGTTTGATGTTAAGATTGTACATGTTTACCTACGTGTGGATGCGTTGATGTTTCTTACCTCATACAAGGTATATCTAAAAGTTGCTGTTGCTGTAAAATAATTATTGTCTGATCCTGTGACATCAAATGGTAATGATGATAAGTTGATAGGAAAGACAGATTTAAAAACAACATCAAAGTTTGCAAGGTTGTTATTATTCAACACTTGTAATGTAGCATCAGAGAATCGTGGATCATTCTTAGTTCCTCTAATACTATTTTCTTGATTCCAATTATATCTATCTGCGTATTCACCTGGTGTAGATAATGCTCTCATCCAGTTATGTATCTCCATATAATTTCTTAAGTCTTCATCTACTATAAACTCTATAGTTAAATCTTCATATGATGCTGTGCTCTCAACTGGTATTGTTACGAAACCTCTGGTGGGTATTTCGATATTACCTGTCGTAAATGCGGGTATATTTGCTTTCTGACATAAGAACGATACCTTCTTTGACTTATCGAGTATGAATAAAAACCCGATAGGAGATAGAAAGTTCTTGTTAGTCAGTTGATCCTGATACCAATTTGCCATTTTATCCGTTGATGTTTTCTAACCATGATGTAGAAATGTATTTGTCACCATCCAAAGGAGGTAATCCTCTATGAGTATGTGTAAACCCTGCTGGCCAGATCAATATTTGTCCTCTCTTGGGTTTAAATCTTTTGTGAATATAAAGAAACTCAGTTTCACCACCCTCAAAATTATCATTAAGATACATCATAGTTGCACATATCCTACGATTGCATCCCATAGAACCATCTTCAGAATGCCATGCATGATATCCTTCACCTGGTCTAGTCTTCTGTACATTCAGATATACTTGTTGATACCTGTATTGTAATAGACTCTCATACTCATCAATGTATAACTCTAAGCATTCACCAGTGATATCATTATATTGTTTCATCCATTCATAACCACAAGCATGGTCTAGTATAAAATCTTCCGTAGCAAGACATGCATCTTTACGTTGATTTGCTCTACGTTCTTTACCAAAGATACCTTTGCGATTAAACGTAGCACCACACTTCTTTTGATATTCCCAATAATCAATTACTGGTTGAGTGTTGTACTTGGTATCGAAAATACCAATAAAGTCCTCAAACCTTACATCCTCTATCATAATTAAGCATACTCTACGTTTATATTTAGACGCAAAAAAAGAGTGCCTTTGCAGACACTCCTTCCCCTTTCACACGTGCAAAATTATTTATTACATATGTAGCAAGGATTACATTAAGAAAACCTTTAATTAGTAGTTCTCTACGTCTATCAATTCCTTTGAATCCCATTCATCGGCATGATCCACAATGAACTGTGGAAGACAACCTTTGATTATGAAATGTTCTGATGGATTGATTTTTTTAAATGTACAGTCTTTTCTGTCACCAACTGCTTTGTACATAAGTCTGGTATATTTACCAAGATCACTTACAAAAGTAGCTAGTTTTGATCTTGCCTCTGATGGCAATCTTTTGTTTGTGTATGCTATAATTTCTACTGAATTTACCGATCCATGTTCTAATATTGCTTCACAAAAAGCACGACATGAATATGTATCAGAATCCATAGAGAATAGAAAAACTGTCTTGTCATCAATTTCAATCTTAAAGTCTTTCTTTAAGATTTCTTTCCAAGTTTTTCTCTCCTTTATACGAACTGTGTTCTCACCTTCAGCATGTCTCTTTATGATACCATTTATAATCAGAGTGATATTATTTTGAGTAAAGAAATTGGTAATTTGTAATCTATCCTTTAACCATGTGTTTATATCAACCTCATTTGGATTGAGGGATCCATCACCTATTAGTTTTAAACCTGCTGTGATAACATCTTCCCTTGTTGCTTTAGTGGCAGGGTCATGTTTAAGGTTTGCTAAAACACCCGCACTGATTCTTGCGAGTTCACCAGGTTCGGTTTTCTTAAGATTGATCCAAGGTATTCGTTTCTCTTTGTTTCTTCTTGCTGCTATTGCTCGACCTCTACCTTCTACAGGTAGTTCCTTTCCGTTGTCATCTTTTGATCCCATACCAGGATCATCTTTTGTCTTATAACCATTTACAGAATAACTATTTTGTAGTGCATCAATTCTGTCGTCAGCATTACCCTCTTCTCTGACACCATCATTAGACCATACATCTGCTAATTCATCTACTTCTTCATCTATGTCAAGGGAACCTAAACTTTGAAATTCATATCCTTCTGGTATATCTACTTCTCTATTTTCATAGTCTTCAAGATTTATCTCTCCGACTCCATTAAAACCTGGTAGTTTTTTAGGACCTACAATGTCCTGTAGTTTAATAGTGTACTTCATGTTAATTCGATTGCGTTTGCGGTTGACTTCTACTACACGGTGCCGAAGCGGTGTGGTTCAAAGTAATAGTAT